CCGATAATTGGCACTTGAGATAAATGACCAGCCGCTCGAGCTATAGCTGAAGCGGGGCGCGAAATAGCACCAGAAGTCTGATATTCATCTGATTGTACAGAGAGATCAATAGTAGGACCTGCAATGTCCAAATCCTCAGCCCATGCATAGCATACGATGTTGATGTTATCACTGACAACACCATTAGCATTCATCAAAACACCAAAACTACTCATCCCAACAGTACCCATGGCAGAAAGATCTGAAGCTGACGTGGCGTCAAGCCAATTCTTATGGTAAAGAAATGGCAACACCATCTCTCCAGCCTGACTATCTTGGGGATAGAGATAGATATGGGGTCTCTGCGACAATGACACATTTTCCAATCTGTTAGATGCTGATAAAACGATAGGAGCTGTGTTAAATGTCGTTAAGGGTTGATATGAAGCCAAGCAACAACCATAATAAAATGGTGAAGCATTAATGACAAATTTAAGATGCAAATTACATCGCATCATATAATAATTATCAAGTTTCTTTGCAATACTGGCTTTAGCAAAGAAAAGGCTCCAGGGATTAAAGTTATCTGTACCTATGTCGATAGTGTTACCTATCGACCAAGATTTAGTATAAATCTGTACAGGTCTCTTTAGAAAATCTCCCAATTCAACGCTCTGAGACGTATCGACTTTTGTATAAGACATGGCGTGAGGAATATCAGCAATGACATTATCACCAGCTGTATCAAAGCCCACATTCTGTTCCTGAGAACTACCTTCAGTAGCTACAGGATCCATATCAATACCAGATTGTACTGAAAAGTTTACATCATCAAATTCCGAACATGAAGACATATAGTCCCCAAAGCTGCTATAGTTTGCAAGCAGCGCAAATGTCGCTTCATGAAGTTGATCACAAAACGTATGATACTTGAAACCTGAGAGTAAACCTTCAGTATAAAGTTCTTTAAGCTGAACCATAGCTTTTTGATAAGAAACAATAGTTTCTTGGATTTTTGAAGAGTTAAGCTCCTCAGTCTGTTTTTTATTTTCTTGAAATGCATACATTACGTTATAAACAAACTGTCACGTACCTTTACCGCCCGTAGGCAAGCTTACAGTCATAAGCCTCAGTATTTGACCTACACAAGTGGGTGTAGCCATAATCAAATACATCTGTACGAACACAAGCGCTGCGCTTGTGAGTTTTATGTTAAAAGTTATACAATATATAGAGGACGATACTATATATAATTTAGACAGGCACTAAAAACATATAATTAACCTGTATTTGGATGACGAATTATTCGTCATCCGAGAAGATGCGCTTATAAGAAGCGCATCTCCTGGAGGCTGTCTTAAAACAATCAATAAGATCATCATAAGACATAAAGGTGGATTCCTCAACAAAGAGTTCCCACCCAAGTTTTACAACCACATCCTGCAAAAGATGTAGTTTTGACTCATAAACCACTCTACCGTAATAAAAATATTCGCGGAGAGCAGTGGTAATTACAGAAATACCCTGAGCTTCTGGGCACACTGTCTTGGATTTACACCAAGTCATCAACAT